AAATAAGCAAGGCATCCTTTGTAAAGAAGTTTGTTGCTTTGACGTAATTTGAAATGATTTTACCCGCCTTTCTTTAGAAAAGCTAAAACAACTTCTAAATCTTCAGTTGTTGCATAGCCTTTTATTCTATTTGCTTTAAATGAAATAATCTGTATATTTTCTTTTATATACCCTAATTCAGGAATAATTCTATCAATACTAGGGCTAGTATCCCGAAAACCTGCCCCATTCCACTCTAAATCAAATCCAAAAATAGGGCATTTTCCATCTATTGGATACAATTCAAATAAATCTTCTTTAACAAGAGTATTAATTAATCCTTTTTCACGAGCTCGTGCCCTAGAAGCATTTAGTAATCCTTGAAGCCTAAAAGATAAATCATTAAAGTTCTTTTTTCTATAGTCTTTAGAATAAGCTTGTAAAGATTCTTTTTTATCTATACGTCTTTTTTGTTGTCTAATATTATCACAAATTTTACATACATCTTGTAATCCATCTTTTTTATTAGCTTTATTTTTTGTAAATAATTTTAATGGTAATGCCTTTTCACAGGTTCTACAAGATTTTGTAACAGGTAAATAAGCTAAGTTTGACATTATACCATCTTCCCTGTTTTCAAATAGATTGTTAATTGTTGTAAGCTGACAGGAGCACCTTCAATTGGAACTTCCACACCAAATTGCAATATTTTACCTGACCCACCTAAGTGCATAACAATATCATTAATAGCAATACCAGTAGAGAATTCCCCTACGTTGTATTCAGCTATATTATACTCAGCACTACCCCCAATAAAATCTTTTGTAAATGTTCTGCTAGTATAGGTAGTTTTATAATCAAATCCATATTTAAATACAACATCTTGTGTACCAGCAGCAATTACTACTACACTAGCTTTCTTTAAAAACTTAAGACTATAAGGTTCACCTGCATCAATGTTAGAAGTATAGTATTCTAAACGATAGGATTCACCATTATCAGAATATCCGAAATACTTTCCCACACCACCTGCCATACCTAACAATAGGTTTCTATCCCTTGTCTTACAAAGAGCTTTAGGTAAGAAGTTTTCCCATGTTGTTACACGAGCTGCTCCATTTTCTAACATCTGACGCAAGTCAAAGTAAAATGCTTGTTTAAGTGAAGGTAATACCAAGAGATAAAAAGCATCCCTCTCAAAATAAACAGTTTTAACTTCTGTTAATATTTCACCTGAAATATATTGAACTAAGTCATCACGAACATTTGCTGACAAGTCACGCATCGGCATACTTTTTTCTTGTGTAACACGGTTAAAGCTACGTACACCACTATTAGACAAGAATATTAAATCTGTACCTGTTTGTTGTATGGTGTCACGAGCAATACATCCAACACCTGTAACAACATCAGCAAGAGTTAAATTAGTAGGGTCATCAGGTGAATCGTATATTACAATGTTATTACGGCAGAATATAATAAGATAATTATTATGTGAGGATATACCAACAATTTGGTCACTACTACCAACAACAGATTCAATATCAATTAAACCTGAACCTACTCCTGTAAAAGCCGCACCATCTAATAATTTACTATAATAAACTGTTGTCTTAGCGCCTGTTACACCTGCCACCCAATGACGACCAAAGGCTGTATGAGAGCAGTCAGGGTCAAAGGTAGATACACCTGTAGGTTTAGTGCCATAATCCCCTACTCGTTGCCAAATATAAGCACCAGTATGGTTAGCTTTGCGATATACAAGGAGTGGATTACCTGTTTGAGCAGCAAACCCATACATTGTATTACCATAACCAGCACCTTCTGCTAGTTGTGAGAATTGCCACCTATTACCAGTAAAAGTAATAGTAAGGTCAGTTGTTTGATTTGCTTGTTTAACTGGGAGTTCTGTAAGTGTAGTAGAACCACTATACATCTTACCACCACCACAAGAAAGAATAGTTGCTGTTAGGTCTATATCAATAAACTCAAATAAAGATTCTAGATAATCAGTATCACTTAAAGAACCATTATTAGTAGTAACGGGTGTCCAACCCCTGCGACTACCTAAACGACCAAACTTGTCAATAATACAGTTAGTGGCTTTTGAGGCATATCCACTCTCTAATGTCACACCACTCTCTTGCGTATTTAACCCAAGAAAGCCAAGTGCGGCATTACTAAGAGCTTTTAAAGCCCCTGCCATTAGCAAGCTCTCCAAATAGTTTCATCAAGGCGTTGGCTAGCTTCAATAGCAATATAATCACTTAACATATTGCGATAGCGTTGCTCTTGTTCCATAGAACCACCATCCTCACCACGCTCACTAATTGCACGAGCCAAAGACCCCTCAACAAGGATAAGTGATGGAATTAAGATTTGTGTGGCATCTGATGTAAGTTCAGGTTGTGGGAGAACACAGTTAATGCGAACATCATACACACCATCAGGAATAGGGAATAAATCTATTTGACTATCACCATTGCTATCTACACCATTGAAGTTGTAGTACATTGGTGAGCCTAGTTGCTGGCTGTTTAATAAAAACTGTTGGTCAAACCACTTAGTGCCACGTTGTTGCATAACAAAGTCGTCTGTGTCATTGATTATATCCAATACACGCAAACGAGTGCCTGAATCAACTAACACATAGTTAAACAAAGATGAGGTGGTTGTTGCTGTTAATGTTGTGCGGAGAGCCGACCAATCCCAAGCATCTTCAATCTCTACTTTTGCAGCATTAACTAAATCACCAATAAGTTTGGAGTAAGGAGTTTCATTGACAGTGGTGACCTCGTTTTCACGAAGGCGTCTTAAAACCCTGTTGCATACTTCTAAATATGTCAATTTATATTCCTTTTAATTATAATACAATTATATCACAATAGATACAATTTGTCAACCTATTTCTTACCACTTGACTTAGATTTACCTGCCTTACTTAAAGCAATAGCAATGGATTGCTTCTGTGGTTTACCCTCGTGCATTAATGTAGAGATATTCTTGGAGATTGTTTTCTTTGACTTACCTTTAGCTAATGGCATATTATTTCCTTAAAGTTAAATACATTCTTTCACCGATGACAAAGCTCATACAAGCTCCACTTAAATCTAATAGAATTAGAGTAATAGGTTCAGCTACTGAAGGAGTAAATACTGCAGCCACTGTCGCTAACCAAATAATGATAATTGCAATATACCTAAAGCTAGACCTTAAGTTATTTACCCACAAAGAAGGTTCACCTGCTGGTTTATCTATCTCTGCTAGTGCTTGTAGACGAGCTGTCTCTGCTTGCATAAGTTGTATGCGTTCAGCTACATTGACAGGATTACCACCTGCTCCTTTTGTAAACTTAGCAAAGATACCACGAACACCATCTGTTAAAGCTGGTAGTAGAGCTGGAAATAAGACAGACCACATTATACAATCCCCTTTACGTATTTGCCTTTGCCCTTAAGTGTGAGAATATTCCCACGCATACGAGGGTCAAATGATATATGAACCCAAGTCTTTTCATAAATCAATTGGTCAAATTTAAGATTACTTTTACTTAGAATATTAGATATAGTAAGTGGAGTATGACCATAGGCTGTGAAGTCTACAGCGTAGCCATAAGTGTGTGACGAGTTGCTAGTGCCACCTACTTTACGATTAACATCAGGACTACGGTAGCCACTATTGATAGTGATAGCCACATTGCCTAGTATCTCTCTCACCTTCTCCATGTAGAAAGCAGTTGTGCGTAATACTTCTATTACTTCTTTAGATGGTGTATTATCTATTTTAGTATTAGTTGTAGTAAGTTCAGCAAGAGAGAAGTGAGGTGTTAATTGCATCTAGTGTCCTACAATGTACCTAGAAATGTAAGATATAATAGCCCCTACTAGAGAAGCTATCATCATACCTGCCCAAAAGCCACCTCGACCTTTGTTAGCTAAGGCAAGTAGTTCCTCAAGTGCACTTTCCATCTTGTCAATCTTTTTCTCAAGGGAATCAACCTTTGAGATTAGTTTGCCATATTCAACTGGGTCTATATTTATCATTAGTATTTCTTTCTTCTTAAAGTAACGTAATTATTAGCATACCCAAAACGCCACCTAGCACAGTAGCAACCCAATCCAAGAAGTCTGGAGTGTGGATTTCTTTATGCAGGTAGTCATAAATTTCTTTAAGTAGTGCAATCACAGCCACCACTACAATGGAGTAAGCCCCAATAAACGGTGTAAGCAATGCTGCTATGACTAGACCACATATAAAGTGAGCCTGTTTATCAGCAGGTACTTTGCATGGTATGTATAGTTTAGCTAGGAATGCGTTTACTTTAGCTATCAGGGCTTCCATATTATTCCTCTTTAGGTGCAGTTAAAGACTCTTTAAGCAAGTTTACAAATGCAGACTTGCCGACTGATAATTGTTCTAGGTTAAACTGACTTGTTCCTATCTTACGGTCTAAGTCTGAT